ACCATCAACACGTCAAGGATTAATTGATTACTGTTTAAGGCGTCTAGGTGCTCCTGTCCTGGAGATAAATGTTGATGATGACCAAATTGATGACTTAGTTGATGATGCCATTCAATACTTCAATGAGCGCCATTTTGATGGCGTTGAGAGGATGTTCCTCAAGTATGAAATACAGCAAGCAGATATTGATAGAGGAAAGGCAAGCGGAACAACTGGTGTTGGAATTGTAACCACTACAGCAACTTCTGTAGATAGTGGTTCTGGATCTTTCACATCAAGTTTTTACGAAAATTCCAATTTTATTCAAGTTCCAGATTCAGTTATTGGAATTGAAAAGGTATTTAAATTTGATACTAGCAGCATCTCTGGTGGAATGTTTAGTATTAAATATCAACTATTTTTAAACGATCTATATTACTTTAACTCTGTAGAATTGCTACAATATGCAATGACAAAGAGTTATTTGGAAGATATTGATTTCTTATTAACTACAGATAAGCAGATAAGATTTAATAAGCGTCAAGATAGAATGTATCTTGATATTGATTGGAATGCTCAGAATGCTGGAGACTTTTTGGTTATTGATTGTTACAGGGCACTTGATCCAGCATCATTTACTCAAGTATATAACGATAGTTTCGTTAAAAAATATCTAACATCATTGATTAAACGCCAATGGGGACAGAATTTAATTAAATTTAGAGGAGTCAAATTGCCAGGTGGTATTGAATTGAATGGTAGGGAAATTTATGAGGATGCTGAAAGAGAAATAGAACAACTCAAACAAACAATGATGCTTGAGCATGAATTACCACCTCTCGATCTTATTGGATAATGTTAAACCCCTTTTTTCTACAAGGTTCTCAGTCTGAACAAAGACTTGTTCAAGAACTAATTAATGAGCAACTTAGAATGTATGGGGTTGATGTTACCTACATTCCAAGAAAGATTGTCAACAGAGATACTATATTAAACGAAGTTGAAACTTCCAAATTTGATGATAATTATACTATTGAAGCATATGTTAATACATATGAGGGACATTCTGGTGCTGGAGATATTCTAACTAAATTTGGTATGTCACTTAGAGATGAGTTGACAATTACGATATCAAAAGAAAGATTTGATGATTTCATCGCGATGTTTATTGAGGGAGAAAGTGATGATGAAATTATTTTGTCTAGTAGACCAAGAGAAGGTGATTTAATTTATTTCCCATTGGGACAAAGATTATTTGAAGTAAAATTCGTAGAACACGAAGATCCTTTTTACCAGTTAGGTAAAAACTATGTTTATCAACTTAAATGTGAACTCTTTGAATACGAAGATGAAGTTATTGATACTTCTATCGATGAAATCGATACTCAGGTTCAAGAAGAAGGTTATATTACTACATTAAAACTTACTGGAATTGGTGAGACTGCATCCGTATCTTCTGTTACTAATAGTGGTTATGTAAGGCAGGTATTTTTAAATAATGATGGAAGTGGTTATACATCGGCACCAATTATTCAGTTTGATGATTCACCAGTATCAGGCGGAACTGCAACAGCAGTTGCTATAACAACATCAGTTGCTGGTGTTCGATCAATAAAAGAAATTTTACTGACTAATGCTGGATTTGGTTATACTTCTGCTCCAGGAATAACAATTTATGGTGGTGGTGGTGTTGGTGCAGCAGCAACTTCTTTAATTGAAACTACCGATAAAGGTGTTGTTTCCATTGCTCTAGTTGATGGTGGTTCTGGATATTCTGCTGTTCCCACAGTTACGGTTGCTCATCCATCTGTAGGTGCAGTTGCAACGGCATCTACCACGAGTGGAATTGTTACATCAATTACATTAACAAATCCAGGAACACAATATAAAACTGCACCCACAGTTACACTATCAACACCATCTTCTGGTATCAATACAGCAACAGCAACAGCAACTATTGGTGCAGGAGGCACGGTAACAGGATTTACAATTACTAGTGGTGGAAGTGGTTATGATGGTCCTGTAACAGTTACAATCTCCAATGAAGATTCTAATAAGAATGGTATTAGAGCATCTGCAAGGGCAGAAATTTCGGAAGGCAATGTCGTTACAGCAGTAAGAATTATCAATCCTGGTATTGGTTATACCGCAGATCCAACAGTTACTATTGCAGATCCTCCACTAATCACGGGAATTGGGACATATCAATTCAACGAATTGATTACAGGAGAATCTTCAAGAACAACAGCAAGAGTCAAAGAGTGGATTCCTGCATCCAATACTCTCAAAATTTCTTATGTTGATGGGACATTTACAAACGGTGAATTGATTGTTGGTGCAGCATCTTCTGCAACATATGCAGCAGACTTTTATACCAATGATGATACATATGATAAATATACTGACAACGATTCTATCGAGACCGAGGCAGATCTCATAGTTGACTTCACAGAATCGAATCCTTTTGGTAATTATTAATGTTAGGCACCTATTTCTATCACGAAATAATTAGAAAAACAGTCGTTTCTTTTGGAACACTGTTTAATCAAATTTACGTGAAACATGATGATGCAAATGGAAATGTTGAGAGTGAAATCAAGGTTCCACTAGCATATGGTCCTGCTCAAAAGTTCTTGGCAAGATTGGAACAGCAGGCAGATTTAAACAGAGCAGTTCAAATTACATTGCCAAGAATGTCTTTTGAAATGAATAGTATTACATATGACCCTACAAGGAAAGTTTCTGTAACCCAAACTTTTAAGGCGGTAGATGATAATAGCAGAATAAAAAAGGTTTATATGCCTGTTCCATATAATCTTGGATTTGAGTTAAATATTCTCACAAAATTAAATGATGATGCCCTTCAAATTGTTGAACAGATTCTCCCATATTTTCAACCAGCATTCAACATTACTGTTGAGTTAGTAGATTCAATCGGAGAAAAAAGAGATATACCAGTTGTATTAGATAATATTTCATTCCAAGATGATTATGAAGGTGATTTTTCTACTCGTAGAGCTCTAATTTATACTTTACAATTCACAGCAAAAACATATCTGTTTGGTCCTATTGCAGACAGCACGGATGGAATTATCCGTAAGGTTCAGGTCGATTACTATTCAGATACTGATAGACAAAAAGCGAAGAGACAGGTTAGATATACTGCCACCCCACAGGCAAGAAAAGATTATGATAATGATACTGGCGCACTAACAACAGAATCTATCGATCTTACAGAAACTGTAATTGAACTGAATGATACTTCAGGTATTGCAGTCAATAATAGAGTTATTATTGATAGTGAAATTATGAAGGTAACTAAGTTAACTAGCACTTCTATAACTGTTAAGAGGGCACATAGTGCAACAATTGCAGCAGAACATCGTAAGGGAGCAAAACTCAATGTTCTCAGCACTGCTGATGATTCTCTCGTTGCACCAGGGGATGATTTTGGATTTAACGAAGATCTTGATTTCTTCGAGAGCGGAGCAGACTTTAGTCCAACCAGAAAAATTGATATCTAATTTATGTCTGACAAATTTGATTCTATCGATGATGCTCTTAACACTAAGTGTGAGATCGTTAAAACAGAAGGGCAACCTGCTGAACTAAAGGTTCCTGATAAGGGTGCTCAAGACCTTACAAAAGATTATGAATATACAAGAGCAAACTTGTATTCACTGATCGAAAAAGGTCAAGAAGCAATTAACGGTATTATGGAACTTGCCGGTGAAGGTGGAAGTCCTAGAGCATATGAAGTTGCAGGACAACTTATTAAAAGTGTTGCGGATACAACAGATAAGTTAGTAGATCTTCAGAAAAAAGTAAAAGATCTTGAAGAAGATTCTGGAACAAAAACAACTAATAATGTTACAAACAATGCATTATTTGTTGGATCAACATCAGATCTTCAAAAACTACTAAAGCAAGGTTTTCTAAATAATAGTAACTCAGACACTAATAATGAAAAAGTGTAAGCAGGGTTATTATTACTGCTATAAAGATAAAAAGTGTAAAAAGATTCCACTAGGATATCGTGTGGGTCTGGGTGGATGGCTTCGCCGTGAAAAAGAGGAAGAGAAAGAAGAGGAGACAAAAAAGAATGGCAATGGAAATGGTGCGAATGGCAATGGAAATGGGAATGGGGAGTCTAATGGGGGCTCTAATGGCGGAGGAGTATCAGAAGCGTGGAGTGCAAAATATAAAAAGTCCATCGATTGCAATAATCCAAAAGGATTCTCTCAACGAGCACACTGTAGGGGTGGAAAGAAAGTGAACGAAGAAAAGAAAGATCACGAGTATTCTATGGCTCGTTCCGAACTTAAAACTATCAAGAATGCTGCTTCTCGTCTTGAAAAGAAGATGGGTAAAACTGGTGAAGGTGAA